TTAGTAAGAAGAGCAATAGAACTTGTCCAACTTGCAATTCATATTCGTTCAAACTACAGGACGATATTTATATGAACAAGTATGGGTGTTGTTTTAAATGCTACATTAAATATGTAGATGGGCGCGAAGAGCGCTGGAAATCTGGCTGGAGACCAAAAGGAGAATAAAATGGCAACAACGTTAGAGGTTATTAGAGGCATTTCTCAAGCATTAGCATATTCATATGATGGTGGGCACAAGGAAAGCTACAATGATGATGGAGAGGCACACAGTTTTGGGCTTAAAAGAGAAGAGGGAGATCCACTTCTTGATAAGCGTGTTATGGACGGCTTTAAAGTTAAAATTCACGGTGACGAGTTGCATATCCTTTACCATTCTGAGGTTCAACTAAAAGAAGTACATGATAATAACTTTGAAGCTGAACTGGAATCAATGATTAACGAAATTGCTGGTTTTATTAAAAAAGAATATAAGAAAGTCACAGGTGATACTTTAACTCTTACTGCTGAAGGGGAGGTGAACGCCATCGTCCAGAATACTTCTAGGGTGCGAACTTGGGTTCAGGCTAATAGGTGTTATAAAATTGGTGGCATTGGAGATGTGACACCAGTTGCAGAAGCAAGCGAAGAGCGCCTTGCTGACTCTTTCAAAAACTGGCTCTCTTTGGGCAAGGTTGACGTTGCTTAATAAAATTGGAAAATGAATGGGCTATCAACTATCCAAAAAGGAACTAATCAAGGAGATCGTTAAATCTGGCAAAGACCCTTATTACTTTATTAATAACTACGCTAAAATCTCCCACCCCATTCACGGCCTAGTTCCTTTTAAGACATACGACTTTCAACAAAATTTACTGGAAGATTTCAACGATTATCGATTTAATATCGTTTTGAAAGCTCGCCAAATGGGCATCTCTACTATTACTGCTGCTTATGTGTCTTGGTTGATGCTTTTTCATCGTGACAAGAATATTCTTGTTATGGCGACAAAGTTTCAGACAGCATCAAACTTAGTAAAAAAAGTCAAAGCAATCATTAAAAATTTACCAGAATGGGTTAGAATAGCTAACATCTCTGTTGATAACAGAAGCTCATTTGAATTGACTAACGGATCACAAATCAAAGCTGCTTCGACTTCTGGTGATGCTGGTCGTTCAGAGGCATTGTCATTATTGGTTATTGATGAGGCTGCTCACGTTGAAGGTCTTGATGAGTTGTGGACTGGTCTTTATCCTACAATTTCAACTGGTGGACGCTGCATTGTTGTATCAACACCTAATGGTGTTGGTAACTGGTTTCATCAAACATATGTTGATGCTGAAATCCAAGCAAATGATTTTCATCACGTAAAGTTGATGTGGGATTTGCACCCTGACCGAGATCAAGAATGGTTTGAGAAAGAAACAAAGAATATGTCCAGACGACAAATTGCACAGGAGTTTGAGTGTAATTTTAATATGTCTGGTGAAACAGTGATTCATCCCAAAGATATCGCTAAGATAGAAAACAATATAAAAGAGCCAGAGTATAAGACTGGTTTTGATCGTGGTCTTTGGATATGGAAACAATATGACCCGTCTTGTACTTATCTAGTATCTGCTGATGTTGCCCGAGGAGATGGAAAAGATTATTCTGTTTTCCACGTTATAAACCTTAATACAATGGAGATTATTGCTGAGTACCAAGGTAAGATGACTCCTGACCACTATGCCCCTTTCTTAATTGATATCGGCAAACAATACGGTGATTGTATGCTTGTCGTGGAAAACAACAACATTGGATATACGGTTATAGAAAAAATAAAAGAACTAGGTTATACTAATGTTTATCATTCTATCAAGTCTACGCACGAATATGTAGAACAATATGTAGCTGAAGGCAGGACAGATTGCGTCCCAGGTTTTACAACTTCTAGTAAGACACGACCAATGATTTTAGCTAAATTGGAAGAATTCATTAGGAACAACATAATTAGTATATATTCTTCTCGACTTCTTAACGAAATCAAGACGTTTGTTTGGAACAACAATAAGCCAGAGGCAATGCGAGGATATAATGATGATCTGGTAATGGCTCTAGCTATTGCTTGCTGGGTAAGAGATACCGCTTTATCAGTAAATAAAAAAAATATAGAATACACGAAAGCATTGATGAGTTCTTTGACAAAAAATTCAACAATTATGAACTCAACAATACCTGGTATGAAGGGTCACAAAGCAATTCAAAAAACAAATGAAATAAAACAAACACAAGAACTAGCTTGGTTATTTAAAGGTTAAAAAATATGGCACCAAAGATAGACAAAAAGAATCCAAAAAACCCAAATTCAAAATTATTTAAAAGGCTGACCAGAATCTTTTCTGGTCCGATTATTGATTATCGAGCACAAACAATAAGAAAGTATCGTCGCACACAGCTTGATAAGTTTGCCAAAACTTTTAAATCTTTAAGCGGGCAGAATTTTAAAAAAGCTTCGTACAATCCGTTTCACAACCTTCAATCAAATGTAATTTCTGCACAGAATCGCGTCGAGAGATACGCCGATTTTGATCAAATGGAGTACACGCCAGAGATTGCCTCTGCTTTGGACATCTACGCAGATGAGATGACAACCTCTTCTGATCTACAACCGCTTCTTAGAATTGATTGTCCAAATGAGGAAATCAAGACAGTCTTACACACACTCTATCACAATATTTTAAACATTGAATTTAATCTTTTTGGTTGGTGTAGAACGATGTGTAAGTACGGAGATTACTTTTTATATATTGACCTTGATGAAGAGCACGGTATTAAAAACGTTATTGGGTTGCCTTACAACGAAGTAGAAAGGATTGAGGGTGAAGACCAAACAAATCCAAATTATGTTCAGTTTCAATGGAACCAAGCAGGGATGACTTTTGAGAACTGGCAGATTGCTCACTTTAGGATTCTTGGAAATGATAAGTTTGCCCCCTACGGAACATCTGTTTTAGAGCCTGCTCGTCGTATTTGGCGTCAGCTAACTCTTTTAGAAGATGCAGTTATGGCTTATCGTATTGTTCGCTCTCCTGAGCGTCGAGTGTTTTATATTGATACAGGAAACATTCCCCCACAAGATCTTGAACAATATATGCAAAAAGTAATGACTCAAATGAAGAGAAACCAGGTGGTCGATGCAGATACTGGTCGTGTTGATTTGAGATATAATCCACTCTCTGTTGAGGAAGATTACTTTATACCTGTTCGTGGTGGCACTTCATCTAGAATTGAAACCTTAGCCGGTGGTTCATACACTGGCGATATTGATG